GATCTTGTGAAGGGTGCTCAGGATGCAGCGGGTGCGGAGGATCTTGTTCTAGTTCATGTTCATCGAAAGGAAAGGGTTCGGCTTGTGCCACGTGCTATAGTTGTACTGGCTGTGCTAGTTCGTGTTCTTCATGTTCATCTTGTGGAGGATGTTCTGGATCAAGTGGATGCGGAGGAAATTGTACTGGATGCTATGCTGGCTGCGACGGATCTTGTGAGGCTACTTGCTTCAGCAATTGCAGCGGGTGCGAAGGATCTTGTGAATCGGAATGCACAACTGGATGCCAGGGATGCTCAGGATGCTCAGGAGGATGCTCAGGATGCTCAGGAGGATGTGGTTCTGGATGTTACGGCTCATGTACTGGAAATTGCGACGGATGTAGTAATGGCTGTAGTGGACAATGTAAAAACGCATGTGCTACTACCTGCTCAGCAACGTGTACAGGTACCTGCCAAGCTCAAGCATTCGGCGCTGTAGTATTAGGGGTTTATGACCCAACAGTAGATCTGATTGTCAATGGTATGATGAAACCGATATACTCTAAAGCATTGTGGAACCAAGTGCTTCCAGGTGGCGGTTATGCTAATAATTCTAATTATGAGCTTAAAGATCTTGGGATACAGATACGTTACGATAAAAAGAATAGCGAAATATTGTTTGATCTATCCAATGGACTTACAGTAGTTGACAACACCATATTCAAACAGTTAGGCTATAAATTGGCAATACCTCTATTCGTAATGCTTAATGATTCGAACATAACATATAATCCAAACCATGCTGGATCATCAGATAATTATTGGCCTCCAACAATTGAGAATGCTAACGGTCTTGTCATTAACGCCGGTCAAGGGTACCAAATAAAGGTATCACCGAACCAGACCACACAAGCAAATAAAAAATGCACTAGGTTCGACTTAATTTGGTATAAATATAACACTACTAAAAATTATCCTGAAGTTGGTTCAATATTTAAGGGGTCAAAGGTAATTAGAATACCATTCAAAATAACAGGAATATAAAAACTGATTAAAAGAAAAGGAGTTAACGAATATGAAAAACTTTACATTAGAACTTAACAAGGAAACAGCTGACTATTTACAGAGACTTGCATACGAGGTTATGACTAGAAAAGACGTTGTAGCTCATATGCTTGAGTCGGCGAAAGATGATACGGATGCTTCAGTGCTGGACTCAGTACCATTTAAGCATTATCACAAACTGCTTGAAGAGGCTGAGTGTTCCTACGACATTGCTAAAGCTGAGTTAGAAAAGTCTTTACAGCCTCGTGTTCTGGAGCATGAAGGAAAAGATGTTAAATTCAGATGGGCAGTAACAGACTTTTCAGAGCACCTCGTACACATTACCGTATTAGAGGGCTAAGCCTATGAAGAAGTTCGAACAGTTTCAGGATATGATCGGAAGGTTGTATCCTGAAACAATTATTACAAATAATGCATCTGACAGAAGAACTTTATCTCGTACCGTGACTTTTCAAGTAACAGACGAGTGTAACTTGTGCTGTACCTACTGTTACCAGATAAACAAAGGCAAGAGAAAAATGAAGTTCGAAGATGCAAAGAAACTTATTGATATGCTTCTTACCGGAGATGAACGCCTCGGTAACTACATCGACGCCTCTACATCACCTGGTATTATCATTGAGTTTATTGGCGGAGAGCCTTTCTTATGTGTGGATCTTATTGATCAGATTTGCACATATTTTTATGATAAAGCTATCGAGTTGATGCACCCATGGGCAACAAAATTCTGTATTTCGATTTGCTCAAATGGTGTATTATATTTTGAGCCTAAGGTTCAGAAGTTCCTGAACAAATGGCGGCATAACCTCTCTTTCTCAATTACCATCGATGGAAATAAGGCTCTGCATGATGCTTGTAGAGTCTTTCCAGATGGTACTGGCTCTTATGATGTGGCAGTAGCTGGAGCTCGTGATTGGATATCAAGAGGATATTATATGGGCTCTAAGATCACTATAGCCCCAGGTAATGTTCAGCATCTGTTTTCAGCGATTAAGCATATGGTGGAGCTTGGATATAAAGACATTAATGCGAATGTCGTTTATGAAAAAGGATGGACATTAGATCATGCAAAAATCTATTACGAACAGCTCAAAATGTTGGCTGATTATTGGATTGAGAACGACTTAGCTGATGATCATTTCATGGCACTATTTGAGAACGACTTCTTTAAACCAAAAGAAGAAACAGATCTTGAAAACTGGTGTGGCGGAACTGGCTTTATGCTAGCAATGGACCCAGATGGTTGGCTTTATCCATGTATTAGATATATGGAAAGCAGTCTAGGTACATCCAGAAAGCCTCTTAGAATTGGCCACGTCAATTTTGGAATTGCACAGAGAAAGTGTGATAAGCAGTGCGTCGAGTGCTTAAATAAAATCGACAGAAGGACAGAGTCTAGTGATGAATGTTTCTATTGCCCTATTGCCGAGGGTTGCAGTTGGTGCTCTGCGTACAACTACCAAGAAAATGGAACTCCAGATTCTCGTTGTACTTATATTTGCGATATGCACAAGACCAGATCTCTTGCTAACGCATACTTCTGGAATAAGTGGTATCGTAAGAAACATTGGAAACAAAGATTCAAAATATACTGTCCGGATGAATGGGCTATTCCTATTATCGGAGAGGAAGAACTTAATATGCTTAAGGAATTAAGTAAGGAGGATCAAAATGAAACTTAAATTTGGAAACGGAACAACAGTAGACATCCGTAAATTTACAAGAGAGTATGCCCAGAATCAGTCAGGTAGAACTTATCTGAACATTACTTCAACATACGAATCCCCAACAGTGTTTGACAGAATCGCTTCTACGGCTCGTAATGCCGACAATATCTCTCATATGGAGATTACAGACGACAATGAAAATGTCACTACATTCGACGGGTTCAAGCTGGACAATGTTATCGAGATTCATGATGGGTTATCTAATGACGTTACTATCAGAGCTTACAAGAATGACCCAGTTAGTACAACAGACGGTGACAGCTCGGAATCGGAGGCTACTAGCGAGTCTTTGACATAAATCAAAATGGTTTGGGGAGGTGATACCATTGCAGTAATTCTTAACCGTCCAAGTGACGTTAAAAGAAAATTAAATAATATCTCTAGACTTTTACTCGTTTGTGTCTAGGGATAAGAACTTTTAAATCAAAATAGGAAAGGAGCTGTTTTGCTATGGATTATACACCAAACATCGACGCCCAAGGAATGCGACGGCCTATGGGTCCTGTAGACCAACCAAATTGGAATGGAGGACCAAAACTTATTCATAATCCCCAAGTTATGAATAACCAGGCTGTAGGGCAGCCTAATCTTGCAAACGCAATGGCAAATCAACGGCCAATTATTCCAATCAGAGGAAGGATTGTAACTTCAGAGCAGGATATTGTACCTGCAGAAATACCAATGGATGGCAGTATTTGCCTGTTTAGCCAGGGACAGGCTCAGATTCAGTATGATATGGCTACAAATACTTGTGCCATCACAAATGCAATTAACAATCAGACAAGAGACATTATCGACAATGATAATGCCAATTACCGTGCTCTGCATGATGAAATGGTCAAAATGCAGATGGATGCAAAAGATCAGACAATCGCTAGCCAGCAGGCTGCTATTAACAAATTGGAGCTTACAGCATCTCAGTGTGCTCAGAACCAGTATCTTGTTAATCAGTTACGTCCAGCTGCTGTTCCGGCATTTACAGTTCCAAATCCATACGCAAACTACGGGTTTGGATGCTACTGCGGATCAACTAATAACGGTTGCTGCTAATTAACGTCAAAATGATTAGGGAGGGTCTAGAAACGGGCTCTCCCTTGTATGGAGGTATTATAAAATGATTGAATTATCAAATACTGCTGATCAGGTATTAACTGCTGGTCAGTCCATTACCTTTGACAAAGTTCTTCTTAAGACAGGTTGCGCTGAGTGCCATAGAGCAAACACTGGATCTGTCAAAATGAGAGCTAATGGCATTTATGAAGCTTCTTTTGCTGGCAACATCTCGGGCGCTGTCGCAGGCACTCCTGTACAGCTTGCTTTCCAATTAGGAGGGGCAACGATGCCAGAGACAACTATGGTTGCTACTCCAGGAGCTGCCAATGCTTCTAATAACGTAGCTACCTCGACATTAGTCAAGAATTGTTGCGGGGACTACGATCGTATAACCGTAACTAATACTGGTACTACGGACGTAACTGTCGCTGCTAATAGTGCTTTTATTGTCCGTAGGCTTGCCTAAGGAGGTGTCGTCAAAATGGAAAAGATGAAAGATCTCTGTTCTATCAAGGCAACTCTTGTAGATTCAGTCAAGGAACAGCTTTCTCATGGAATCGAGTGTGTAGATGCTCATGAAATGGGTGAAGTCGTTGATATGATCAAAGATATTTATGAAGCTGAGAACTACTGCATGCAGTCAAAGTACTACAAATCGATCGTGGAGGCTATGGGAGATGGGTCTTACGGTTACAACCCAAATCGATACGCCTCTAGCGGTAGATACGCTTCAGCTGGGCACGGATCTAGATATGGATATATGCCGTATTTAGAAGGTGAAGACTACACTATGCAGCAGTATCTAACAGGCGACCCAACAGAGTTCGCAGACCAGATGAAACTCCGCTTTGGCTATATGGATCAAAATGAACCAAAAATGATGAACAAGCCAGTTAGCACTTATGGAGCTGCGTATGATTCTTGGTCTGATGCAAGAAAACATTACACGAAAACTGGCTCATCAGAAGACAAAGAGAGAATGGAAGAGCGTGGAAAAGAACATGTCGAGAAGGCCATTATCTCTATGCGTGATATTTGGAGCGAAGCAAGCCCTGAATTGAAGCGTGCAATGAAAACCGAACTTTCTACATTAGTAGACAACATGACTATCTAAAGAGAACTGCGATTATGGACAGATTCTCAATGAATGGATATTTATGGAGGATAAAGTTCGTAAACCCAAATGACAAAATGCTTATGGATAGGACTGGAAAAATGACATTAGCCACCACAGACCCAAACCTTGCAACTATTTTCATGTCGAGGAGCTTATCTGGTGCACTCCTCATAAAAGTTCTTATCCATGAGCTAGGTCATTGTGCTCTTGTTAGTTACGGTTTGCTAGACGATATTCATAAGGTTGTAAAACAAGAATATTGGATATTAGCGGAAGAATGGGTCTGCAACTTTATAGCCGATTATGGAGCTAAGATATTTTCAATAGCTTATTCTATATTAGGTAATGACGCATGGATGTTTATTCCTTATGAGCTTGATAAAGTAATCGCATAAGGAGGAAGATTATGGAAAGCATCGTATCAATTATCGTCACTGTGTTGTGTTCGGTTATTGCATCATCTGGGTTCTGGGCATGGATTCAGAAAAAAGATGACAAAAAATCATTACAAAGTCAGATGCTCATTGGACTTGCCCACGACCGCATTGTGTCATTAGGTATGGTCTACATCGAACGTGGATGGATCACTAAAGATGAATATGAGAATCTGAGAGACTATCTTTACGAACCGTACAAAGCCTTAGGGGGCAACGGCTCCGCAAAAAGAGTTATGGAGGGAGTTAATAGACTCAAGATATTCACAGTACCACCAATATCGGAAGGAGAAAGTCAAAATGAAGTTAACAAATAAACAGTATGATATTCTTAAATGGATTGCATTAATTGCCTTACCAGCGATTGGTACTCTGTACTTTACACTTGCTACTATCTGGGGACTTCCGTACGGAGACCAGGTCGTAGGAACTATTACCGCTGTCGATACTTTTCTTGGTGCTTTGCTTGGAATTAGCACAAGTCAGCATAACAAGCGCAAAGCTGCTTCGGCAAAAAAGCAGTAATGTACATATGATGTCTCTAGGCTTTCTATACGAGGGTCTAGGGACGTCAAAATGTCGCTGGATGTTCATGGACTGTTTCTTTTTCGCTAAATTTTCATGGGTTATAATGAAGATTAAACCATTATAAGGAGGTAACTATTATGGATAAAATGATGTATCAAATTAGAGTCAAAGAGAGTGATGTTAACGACTACATCTTAGGACGAATATCAGGAATACTTGACTGGTGTGAGTACACTGGTGATAAGGTTAAATCAGCAGATGTATTACACGTCAATGGAGAATGGATATTGAATTGTGAGATGCATTATGAGACATATCTCAAAATACGAAACTATATAACAGCATGCTATCCGAATATTAAAATCGAATACTTCGAAATTATTGGTGATCGAAGAGTAGAGGCTTAAACAAGGCCTCTTCTTTTTCGCTATATTTTCATGTGTTATAATAGGAGGTGATCAGTATGTTTAAATCAAAATACAAACGTAAATATGATCAGTTAGTATCTGACATCAAAGCTGAGATATGGCTTAACGACGGGATTGTCAAGTTTTATGAAGAAAATAAAGATAAACTTGAAGAACGTGGAGAATATACACCAGCTTTAATGACAGATAAACTATGCAGACAAGAATGCGTTGCTATTTTAGAGCAAATACTGAAACGAGCTGAGGAGGTCTAATTCATGGCCTCTTCCTTTTGCCTCGCATCTAATTCTTATTGTATAATGAGAAATATACTAGACAAAAATATGGAGGTACATAAATATGAAAAAATTATTACAGGTATTCAAAGATGGAAGATGGTTAATTTGTATATTCCCAGTAGCAGTACTTATAATTGCAGTGCTTACTATGATAGGAATTATGAACCCAGCAATATCGTTTGGATGTGGCATTGTTGCATATTTGGTAGCAATTATGTTTAGTTATGATGACGAGGATGAGGACTAATTCAGGTCCTCTCTTCTTTCGCATTATATTCACATGCTATAATGAAGATTAAACATTTAGGAGGTAATTTGATATGAAGAAAGGATTAGAAAAATTATTTGCATTGGTGTCAGCTTTAAGCTTTGTATGTGCACCAACGTTACTAATGTTCATTGGATTCTGGATGATCTACAACGTAGGTCTCTGGATTGGAATAGCATTTAGTGCCGTTGGATATTTCGCATCAGTGTGGGAGTATTTCCAATTGCAGACGTATTTCGATAAGAGAAAGAAGAAAAATCAAAACACAACTAAATAAGGTCTAGGGACGCGGGCGATTCAAAGCCCGTTCCTTTTTCGCAAGATATTCTGTTACTATAATAGGAAAGAAAGGAGGAGCTAAAGATGAAAGAATTCTTAGCAAACATAGTAAAGGTATTTATTACATTAGCGATTTTAGGACCAGTAATTGCACTGGTAGGAATCGGTCTTGGAATAGGAGCTTTACTATTCTAACTAGGATGAGTCAGTGGAAACATTGGCTCTTTCTTTTCTCGCATAAAAATCATATTCTATAATGAGAGAATAAAGGGCGATATAGCGGCCGATGAATAATCGGGGACTGCGACAGTTTAAACAGCAACCGGAGCGCGTACTGAGTTAGACACTCATAAAATAGGACGGTACGTGTCCAACGACTTGGGGTTGAAACTCAAGCATTCTCTTTTTTTATTTTCTCGCATAAAAATCATATCCTATAATGAGATGAAAGGAGGAATGTAAGATGATTACATTATTGATTTTAGGAGCTATTTTATTAGGAGTGATAGTGATTGGAACATTACTGCTTTTAGCAGGGGGTATTTCATTACTGCTGTCATTCGGAGATGTTATAGTGGCTGGATTGATAATCTATGCTATCATCAAACACATTTGGAAAAAACATCATAAGAACTAGGAGGGGCCTACATAGGCTTCTCCTTTAATTTAAAAAATATAAAAGGAGGAAACAAAAAATGGTAGTAGAGTATGTTGAAGATTTCATTGGATTGAATGGACAGTTCTATGTCAGTAAGGTAGCGTCAGAGTGCAATTCTATTCGGTTAGTTCCGAACTGTGGAAATATGTTGGCCGCTATATTCCTGTACAGGGACAATGATCAGAGTATGATTATTCCATTCTCAACAAAAGATATTGATGAGAAGATGCTGTACCTAGACAATAATATATTTGATATGCATACACCTTCGGCAGTCATCGATTTATCTGGTCTCAAGGCTGTAAAGCTGTCAAAATACATTGAGCTGAATTCAGTTATGAAGACGATCAGCAAGAGTCTGTTAATCGCTAGTAAGTTACCAAATGATATTCCAGTCGATAGCAGGAACATTTCGAAAGATATTTACCATGCAATTGAGTTCAATGATGACAGCTTTAATCAGTTGTTTAAAACTATGAAGGAGGGAATGTAATGTTTAAGACATGTATAATCGTCCCTAGAGTAGGCCAGGTGCCAGATACTATCAATCATATTTTGGATGATATTGGGTGGTATGTAGATACAATTATCTTCGAACCAGATCAAGTAAGCTTTTATGTACGCTATAAATGGTACCAATATTATAAAGTATGTGCATTCAAAAAGGCGGTGAAAAACTATGCGAAAAGAGTCAAATATTATGATCGCACCTCTATCCCTAGATATTTATTTTCACAAGAGACAAGACCATCACCAGACAAATTCCAAAAAGCGCTCGCAGAGTTTTCCTACGCAGCCGCAGTTCAAGGAGGTATTAGATGCGGAGATATCGAAGCTATAGTCAATGACGATGGCATAGTAATAGGATATAAAAGATAAGGAGGTAATTAAAATGAAGATTATTATGTGTATTATAATTGTAGCTTTTGCATATGGAGTTGGTGTACATGCTGGCAGGAACACAACAAAGATGTCTTGTCCAGGCATTATCAAAATGGCTAGGGACGAAGAAGACAAAGGATACTACTGTGCTCTGGAGGTTAAAGGAAAAGACGCTCTTAAAGAGATGTACAATTCTGATACAGTAACGTTTGAAGTTAGGCGCATGTCGGACACGCAAATAAAACAGGGCCTATAATGAGAACTTTATTGTTATAATATTGAAAGGAGTCAAATATGGCAAGAGAAGAAGGAACTGAAAACTTAAGAGACGTATTGGAGCAGACTATTATTGAAGAGGACAATAAGCTCTTCGATGAAAAGATTGGAGACGAGCGAAACGCTATTGCCGACAATTTGGTGAACTTCTACAAGTTGAAATTAGAAGAAGACAAGCTCACACAGGAGCGTGATATCAAAATGAAAGAGTTTGATCATAAAGAAAGAGAACTCGACATTAGAGAACGCGAATTGGAGCAGTCTAAAACTAATTCAAAATTGGAGTTGATCAAATCCGGAGTAACGCTGGCCGCTTGGGCCGGTCTTAGCATCGGAGTGATGGTCTTCGAAGGTAATGGAGGCGCAATACTTAGTAAGGCATTTCCGGGGATCTTTCCAAAGACGAAGATCTGAGAAACAAAAAAGTTAAGTTTATAGGCTATGGAAACATGGCCTTTAAGCTTTTCGCAAATAAATCTTAGATTATAATGAGAACTTTATTGTTTTAAGTTGAAAGGAGAATTAAAATGAAAGAAAAAACTAAACAGAAACTTAACGAGGCAAAAGACTATGTTATTGAGCACAAGAGTGATATCATCGCTTTCTGCGCTACGACTGTAGTTGCAGTTGCAGTTGGTCGTGCTTGCGGTACTGTTATTGGAAAGTACATTGGCATGACAAATGCAGAAGCATACAGAAACGGGTGGCAGAAAGGCATGAGCGATTTTCACGATCGTATGCTGAGAGACAACATTGAAAATGCTGAAGTGGTTAAAGCTTTAGTAGAATTTCAGGATCGAAACACAAAATAATAAGGAGCGAAGTTTATAGGCTATGGAAACATGGCCTTTAAGCTTTTCTAAGAATAGGAGTCAAAACGATGACAAAGATAATACTATTGATCTTTATTAGGAGTTAGTTATTATGGATACATTCTTATTGGCATTTTTAACGGTGTTTATCGTACTGATGATTTCAGAAAGACGCCATCGCAAATAATTCATTTATTATAATGAAGGAGGTGATAAAATGGGCAAAGAAACTTTATTGAAGATTGGTCAGATTGGATGCACTGCATTAGCAGGATTCTTAGGAATCTGTTTGACACAGTTAAGTATCGATAAGGCAGTCGATAACAAAGTAAAGGCTTTAGAATCAACCGACAAAAAAGAGGATGAGGACTAATTCAGGTCCTCTACCTTTTCTAGAAAGGAGTCAAAATGAACACTGAACAGGTAGGATATTTTATTAAAAGAAACATGCCTACTATTTTATCTATAGGTGCGGCTATAGGTGTGGTAGTATCAAACATCCTTACAAATAAAGCATCTATCAAAGCAACACTTAAAGTTGACGAAGTCGAGAAAAAAAAGAAGAGAGAGCTTACGTTTATTGAGGAGGTAAAAGTTGTAGCTCCGATTTATGCTCCGTCTATTGTAGTTGGCGCTGCTACAATAGGGTGCATCTTTGGATCGAACTTCTTAAACAAGAAACAGCTGGCTGCATTAGCAGGAGCTATGAGTCTCTTGCAGGCAAATTTTAAGCGATATAGAGAAGAAGTAGTACACGAGGTAGGCAAAGAAAAAGAAGAAAATATTTGGAAAGCTAGCAGAACTCCAATTACGAAAACAGTATCTGAGCAGGAATCAAAATTTGTAGACACAACTGGATTAACATTCTTCATTGATAGCTTGACTGATGAGGGTTTCTATGCCGACAAAGCGACAGTAGAATCAGCTATATTAAAGCTGAATAGGAAATTGGCATTAAGCCCTGCTCACACGGTAACTTACGATCAGTTTAGATACGATCTCGATTTGCATCCAACAAGTTTTGGAAGCGTTGTAGGTTGGTCTAAGATCGATATGGACGAGAATGATAAGACAAATGAATGGGTTGATATTCAACTTGTGCCGTTTGAAAACACTGAGGGTTACTATATACGATATCTTGATTTACCGCATGGGTTATTCATGGAAACCAAAGCAGAGAAACGAGAAGTTAAAGGCTGGTTCAAAGACATGGAATACAGTTCAAGCATGCTAATATAAGAAAGGAGAAACAAAATGAGTTTTTTAAACGATTTAATTAAGGAGGCAAACAAGGTTCCAGTCATTGCCGATAAGAACGCACCAATGCTTCTTATGATTGCTGGAATCGGAGGATTAGCTGCTACTGTAATCAGTGCGGTTAAAGCTACGCCAATGGCAATTGACAAAATGGATGATGAGATTGCTAACAGATATGAGAGAGGAGATATCGAATATGAAGATCTCCCAATGTCCGTGGCAAAATCTGACATGGAGTATAGATTCGAGGAACTTGGACCTAAGCAGATCGTAAAGTCTTGTTGGAAGTGCTATGTCCCTACAGTGATTTTAGGGGCTTTAAGCATCTCAGCATTTATCGGATCGTACAAAATCAGCACAGCCAGACTTACAGCTATGACAGCAATGTATGAATTCACAGCAAATGCATATGACAGATACCGTAGAAATGTAGCCAAAGTATCACCAAAGACAGATGTCAAAGCTACCAAAGCTGCTAGGGACGAACAGGTAAAAGAGATCTCAGAGTCTAAGTTTGATGGTATGCCAGAAGGAAAAGAGGTTTGTATCGACCTCTATACAGGCAACGTGTTCTATTCGACAAGAGAAGAAATACTGCAGGCCGTTGGAAAGATAAAAGATCGATTCCTTGGCGGTGAGATGTTTATATCTCTGAATGAATTCTATGATGAAGTAAATGCAAGTCACGTAGAAGTAGGAGATGACGTAGGATGGTCACCAGACACTTATGTGGATGTGCAGTTCGACTCAACGTTAAGGAATGGAAAGCCGTGCCTGACAATTGGATATTTCGCAAATCCGAGGTTTGATTACCGCGAGTTAATGTAAACTCGCAAAAAAATCATATATTATAATGAGAGATATACCAAAAAATTTAAGGAGGACAAAAGTATGTCAGAATTACAGAATGAGAAAACAGAGGTTATGGTATCAGAGGACGTTAACACAACGCCTGCAACTGAGGAATCTAAGGACGACGATTCATTAGGCAAACTTGGGATTGCACTGATCGGATTAGCGGCTGTCGGAACTTACACGCTTGGAAAAGCGGCAGTTAAGGGAGGCATGAAGTTAGTCGAGAAGGTAAAAGAAAAGAGAGCCGACTTGAAGAGGTTTAAAGACTCTAAAGATGCGGACTATCGTGAAGCGGAACCTGAAGACGACGCCGAAGAAGATCAGGATGAAACTGAAAAGTAGTACTTAAAAGATTGGAAATCTTTGGTCTAGGATCATGGAAACATGGTCTTAGACTTTTTGTTTTAGAAAGGAGTCAAAATGGAAAGACTTGAAAGTAACTCAATCGCTACTGGCACTAAGGCAACGAAGAAAAAACCTACAAAAGCTGAAGAGCGCCATAAGATTGAAAAAGTTGTAAAGAACAGGGTAACGACTCAGAAAAAATCACTGGGTCAGAAATTTGGAGAAACGTTTTTAAGCGATGAATCCGGAGGTGTTGGATCGTATATCTTTAATGATGTACTGATTCCAGCATTAAAAGATACATTCGTAGATATGGTCGAAGGTGCTATCAATATGGCATTCTATGGTGACACTAGAAGACGTTCACACGGACGTAGCAGTATTAGTCGAGGACGTGTAGAACGGGTGTCATATGAAGACAGATTTGATAGACGTAGATCAGCACCTCGAGGCAGGGCTAGATATGATATGGATAACATCAGATTCAAAACTCGAGCAGATGCAGATTTAACTCTTGATACCTTAACCGAGTATCTTGATAAGTATGATTCAGTATCAGTCGGAGATGTATACGAGTCACTCGGTATTCCAACGCAGGCAAATGACTTCCATTATGGATGGTATGAACTTGGCGGAGCTCATATTAGAAAGTCTAGAGACGGTGGTTATGTCTTGGAGATGCCTAGATTGGAGGAACTTGACTAATGATTAAAATTATTGAACCAGGAACTAAAAAAGTAACGAAGTGTCAATACTGTGGCTGCAGATTCTCTTATGAGGAAGAAGATATTAAGCACAGTCATTATAAGTTGCCAGACGTTAAACACTCACCAGTATTCTTGGATTCTTACGTAGAGTGTCCACAGTGCAACAGAAGTATTACATTAGAAACAACAAAATAAGGAGGTATAAAAATGGGAGACAAAGTAAATCATCCAGATCATTATCAGAATATTGCTGGCGTTGAGGCTATTGATATTCTGAATGATGTGGTTAAGGACCTGCCAGGCAAGCAGGCCGCAATGTTATGGAACGCTATGAAGTATTTACTTCGGTTCCAGAATAAAAACGGTGTAGAAGATCTGAAGAAAGCTCGAAATTATCTGGACTATCTGATTGCAGATATGGATGCAGTATGTGATGCAGCAGAGAAATTATGGGACACATGGCATTCAAATGAGTATGGACACATGTGGATATTCGCAGGAACGAATCCTAAAGGAATGCCAACGAAGTTAATCTTCGAAACAAAGGATGCTGCGGAAGAATTCAAGAGTGTATTTTACAATATGCTCAGTGAAGGATACGATGAATTCTCAATTGCAGACGCATGCTTAGAGATGAAGTTCAAGTTCACAAAAGGAAACAAATTGAACAATTGGGATGAACTTGTACCATGGGAAAAGGTTCATAACAGATTCTCTATCAAAGAAGTAAATGGCAAATACGAATTGATATTTGTCTACAAGGATTCCAATTCAAAGCCGCCAAAAGAAATCAAGACTGAACATGGTCCATGTGTTATCTATGAGTCAAAGATTTCTGGACATGCAGAAGTGTACTATTCTACTCAGATGTATCCAGGAACATGTGTCACAATTGCATTTACGAGTGAACTGGTTAGAGACATGTTTATTAGCAACTTCTTTAACAAGTTCAAGAAAAATAAATTCTCTATTAGAGATATTTTGGCTGACACAAATTTCATTGATCCAGATGGCACAGACAATTTCAGTACTGAGCTTCCATGGAAAGATCTCTTTGCAAAGTTTAGACTGCGTTCTATAAAAGATAAATATTTCTTGGATTTAGTTTACAAGAAAGATGCATTAGATACATTAGAAGAGATGCAGGCTACGAGTGACAAATGCAACTTATACAAGTCAACCGTTTGGGGAAGTGTAGAAGTGTACTATTCTACCAATATGCCGGAAGGAACATGCACAAAGATTGCGTTCGACGATAAAGGCGGCAGAGACACATTTGCTATCATGTTCTTTAGACATCTTAGCGTAGTCGGCCATAGATTCTCTATTCGTGATATTTTGGAAGATGCAAAGTACATGTTCTCTAAAGAGGGTGACAATTTATCATTCACAATGCCATGGAATGATATCTTTAAGGGATTCCACATGACTAACGAAAACGAAAAATATGTGTTAGAATTCATTATTGATTTACAAGGAGGAAAATAAAATGAAAGACGAAGAAGTAGTTGGTACTATTGGTACCGATACAAAAATGAAAGTTGATCGTGCGATCATAATTGTAGAAGGAACAAAAGAAAAACCATACTTCGGAATTCTTTATCACGAAGTTGGTAAGGATTATGGTAATATTGGTTTTGGGTCATATTGCTTAAACAATGTATTTGATTGGAAAGATCAGTATTTAGATATTGTAAGTGATAAGGGGGAAAATAAATGAAAGTATTAAACACAGCAGTAACAAGTTTATCAACAGTAGTAGGTCATACTAAGGCCTGGACCAAAATGAACTCTCCGGAGATCATGTTATTTGCAGGGATCGGAGCAGGTATTGGAGCCCTGATTATGACACAGAGAGCAACACTCAAAGTTGCAGCGGTACAGAGAAATGAAGAAGAGACAAAAAAGAAAATAGTAGAGACAGCGGCAAAGTATGAAGAAGATCCAGACTCTCTTGATAGACCTTACACAAAAGAGGATGCGACAAACGATATGGTTCTGCTGAAGAGAAAAACAGCATTAGAGTATGTTAAGCTCTACGTCGGACCAGTAATTCTCGAGGCAGCATCTATCGGTCTCATTCTTGGATCTCATCACATTATGAAACAGCGTCAGGCAGCATTAGCAGCATCATGTGCGGCAATTGCTCAGGCTTATAAGACTTACCGTCAAAATGTAATCAACAAGTACGGCGAAGAAGTCGACAAGGAGATGCTGTATGGTTCTGAAAAGAAAACAGTCAAGAAGACTGAGACAGATCCAGAAACAGGTGAGAAAAAGAAGGTAACTGAGGAACAGGAGATTATCAGAAACTTCGGTGGTTCACCGTATGCAAGACTCTTCAACAGGGAGAACTCTACTGAGTGGTTCAATGACAACCCTCAAAATGAATTCATGCTTGCACAGCGCGAGAAGGAAGCAGACACCCGGTTAAAATGTGAAGGCATCCTGACACTGAATGATGTATACCGTATGATCGGTCTGAAGCCTACTGACATTGGTCTGACACACGGCTGGAGATACAGAAGCCAGAAAGATCCAGATTACGGCAAGTTCGACAACAACGTAACGTTCCTGACCAAATGGGTCATGGTACCGAACGAAGAAACTGGCGAAGAAGAGAGAACACTGTTAATCGACTTCAACTGTGATGGCTGCATTTATGGTGAAGTATCCCAGAGATGAATCGATGAACAAATAATGTTTAGAGACGGTGTATTAGATTACCCTTGGCAGCAGTGGTGCTACTAAGGGCGGTCTAGGACCGTAGGAAGGAGTCAAAATGAGTAAAATGTGTTATATAGCAACAGCTTCACTTGCCGTAGCAGAGGCGTATAATAAAAACCCAGATGCAGACGCCGTTGTAATCAAGCATGAGCATATGGATGCTATCGTTGAGTACTTCAAAGATCACGCATTCTATAAGTATAATACCTATCTGACTATGGACGGACAACTGAAGTTCAAAGGAAAACCAGTCATTGCATACATTGGACAAGCTATAGAAAGCAATAAAAGTGACATAGGATCTATGACAGCCGAGGAAATGAAAAAGATGCTTAACAAAGTTTATGGCGCTAATAAGTTCTATAAGGAGGCTACAGGTGTATAGATGTGATGGATGCGCTGAGCAATGCGAAGAAAACGAGCTTACAGAGCTTGAATTCTTTCAGGGCATACCAATGCAAAATTTATGCAACGAATGCCTGTCAAAGATATTTGTAAAGAAGGAGGACAAGAAATGATACAAGCAACTTTAAAGGTCGACTTAGCAGACAATAAAATTGATGATGTCCAGGCACTAATCAAAAGACTCAAAACACTTATAAAGAGTAACTATGGGGTTCTGTCCGGTAGTATGATATGGATGGAGATTCTGCATCGTCTTGGAGTTAATGCCGAAAAAGAAATACTCGAGACATTTGATATTAGTGACCTAAAAACTAAGATATACGGTGTTAGAACACTAAAGTTAATCGGGGTGAATACTGCAACGAATTCTGTATTCTTGTTATTTAAAATAGATGAGAACGTTCAGAAGCAATGCGGAACGAGAAATGTGTCTGTGCATTTAGCAGAGATTTATAAATACATCAAATTGATTAAGTCGGAGTCTGTTCTAATAGCAGAAGTTGACATTATGACCAATAATGCGGAAATCAATTTCTCTAAAGATGATCCAGTTTCTCATGACATAGTAGCAAATATGTTTGGAGCTGTTGCGGATATCTATACCGAATTAAATGATATTCGATCAGAAACAGGTGTCGAATTAGATATTTATATGACAGCGGTAGGAATTCTTTTCGAGTCTAGTAAGGACGACTTGACTTTCAGTATCTCTGTGACAAAAAATGATATCGACAAAGCAACAGATATGGCCAAGCTAATACAGAATACCATTGATATTGCTATAAAGAAAGTAATAGAATAAAAGGAGGAAAAATGAAATGAAAAATGCAATACACTTAGATCAGAGCGTGGCGCAGCAGGAGGACTTTGTTCGTGGATTGTGTAAACGATTTGAGTCGGTGATCAAGGCCACGGACGGTGTCTTATCTGGCAGTATGATATGGCGCAATTTTTACCATGCCTTAGGCGTTGACATTGAAAAAGAGATACGAGACGCTTTTGATATTCGCGTTTTGGATGATAGAATATACGGAATTAAATCGGTAGTGTTATACAAATACCCATCCACATATGAAACATTCTTACTGTTCAATATTGGCGACGAAGAAGAGATAAGCAACCGAGATGTAGCTGAAGCTTTTGCAAAAGTCTACGCAAAGCTGAATTCAATTCAGGAAAATAATGGAGTCAGAATAGAGGCTACCGTCAGTTGTGATGGGATAAACATTGAGTCCTCTAAGGACAATCTCGTTTACCGTATTATTATACCGAAACGTGAGCTGGATGCATCGGTTGATATTACGATACCGATTGAGAACACACTTGAAACTGCTATAAAGAAAGTAACAGAATAGGGGGTCCTTCTATGTGCGACAAAAGAAAAATGAGTAACTGGACTGTAACGGAACGCGATCTGGCAATCTTCAAGCGTTGGCAGAGTGGGGACAGCGTTCGCATGATAGCGATGGACGAATATGTCTCTACACAGCGAATATATGAGATAATTACTAAGGTACGGTTATTCCGTGGTGAAGAAGTCTATAAAGATCCATACGATCTCAGATATCTACAGTCAATTACTCCTAGAACTAGAAAATTTTTAGTTAAAAGAGGAGCTAAAAATATTAAAGAGCTGTCTGGATGGGTCAAGTATAACAGACTAACAAGCATACCTGGAATCGGAGACACCATTGAAAGAAAAATACTTATTCAGCTTGATGACTTCATGCGCCAGAGATGTGAGGAAGAGCAGAATAAAAATGGAGGAATTTAAAATGAAGAAAATTAGTAAAGGGTTATACTTATTACTTACCATTGTTATATGTTTAGCTATGGTTCAGCCAGTAAATGCAAAAACTAAATATACCAAGGCAGATAAGAATTTAGCTTATACACTTGCTGTTTTCCAGGATAGTGAGCTGTTAAATCCAGATTCATTTAAAATAAAGAAAATTAGTAAGGTTAAATATGTGCTAAATAAGGATAATTTTGAAGTATATGCAGCATGCGGAATTCTTGATGGCTACAGGACAATCGCTTGGAAGGTGGATTATACAGTATCAAATGCTTATGGTGGAAACGTTATGGAAAGTGTATATGTTACTTCTACATGGAACTATTGCAGTGAATACGATATTGATTTTGAAGATTATACTGACAAAACTAGCTATGCTAAAAGTGGCAAGAGTAAGTCATTTGTTAAGAAAATAAAGAAGCTTACGTCAAAATACTATAAGGAATTTTAAGGGGGGGGTCTAGGTATGATTGGATTTTGTAAATGTGATATTTGTGGAAAAGTGTATCACCAAGATGAGAACAAGAACTATGATGGGATCATGATTTGGTATACTGATCAAGAGACTGGCACTACTATGCATGGAAACCGAAAGTATGATATTATTGAACCAAATGGAAAAACAATGAAAGGATCTCCAGAGATGATGGACGTATGTCCTGCCTGCTTTGGACGATTCTGTGACTGGATTAAATCATTTAAGGAGGAGAACAAATAATGAGAGGAATTTGTAAATGCGATTTATGTGGTAATATATACGATGAAGCTGATAATCAAGTATACAGCGGCATTACAGTGTGGTGGAAGGATTATACTGGAGAAAATAAGTTACCAGCGTCAGATGATAAGTTAAGCGAACTAAGTGGCTGTAAAGTTACTGATATGCCAGCACTTATGGATATTTGTCCTAATTGTTTTGAGCGGTTCTACAACTGGATCAAAATGAATAGGGAGGAAGCTAAGAGTCTAATCAATGATGGCTTTCCTAAGAACAAGTCAGAATAACTCGCAGAAAAATCAAATATTATAATGAGAAGAGATGTATAGCACAATGTCAGTGCACTGGTATCCCCATATCAGGGTTACGGGTTCGAGTCCCGTTGCATCTCCTTTCATTTTTCGAAAAAATAGGAGGAATCAAAATGTACAGAATTATTGATTGGTTTAGAAAACCGGCAATTATGAAGAAACTTTATCTCACAGGTGGAGATTGGGATGGGGACTTGGTAGTATACAAGCATCACAGGTATTATGTGAACATCCAGACAGGGGTGGTGATGAGAATTGAATAGCGTGTTTATATTCTTTAGAGCTTTGAGCTTGTTCATTTTAGGCGGTCTTATGTTTGCTGGTGTGATACATACAGTAAAATGCATTTTCAAGAAACATGATATTGACTTGATTTCAGAATTTGTGATTATTATCATCGGAATGTGCATAGCTGTATCATGGTCAGTAGATTTGCATTAAGGAGGTTATTATGCAGGAATTTGATCATACATCTAGGGACGATCGTACATATACTGAAGAAGAGCGGTCATGCCCTTACTTCGACGAATGTTATATTCAGGTAAGAAATCAGGGATTATGCAGATATATGTGCCAAGATAACCAAGCGTACAGAAAGGAGTCAAAATGAAAGAGACAAATGTAACTCATAATATCAGAGTAGATAAGAACCAGTCAAACCGTAAAGTATATGAGGCTTGGAATCACACCGAGTGGCCGCTCAGTGATCCTAATAAGGAGTATGTCCCAGTGCAGGATTTCGGTATGGCTATGGTAAACAGAAAGAGAGGTAAGAAGAGATGATTAGTGCAAAGGAAGCTAATATTATAAGTTTAGTAAATGACTGTTTTAGAGACTATCTTGATTCAATCGAGAAAGATATCATAAAATCAGCAAAAGCTGGTGAATGCTGTATTTCAATCGAATTGATTTCTTTTGGGTTAGATATTGCTACTGATAATGGGAATAAAATTACAAATGCTATTGTAAATTACTTAAGAAGTTTGGGGTATAATGTATTTATCGATGACAGTGATTATTATGCCTCATTACTAATAGATTGGTCTGTTACAGAAGATCAAAATAACTGATAAGGAGGGTCAAAATGATATGCTTTAAGTGTGGTGGCAAAGTAGGATCAATCCCGATGAAAAACATCAATGGTGTTAAAGGATATTGTTACTATTGTAATAAATGCCATAGCAGTTTCTGGAAATCTCTCGATGGATCTATTGAGGATTCTAGTGACGTTAGGATTTTAGGTGTAGATATGAGCAATAAAACATGTGACTATGAGATCGCAATTGATTTAGTTTCCTTTGGTATTGACACAGCTACTAGGGACGGAAAGAAAATCGCAAATGATATTGCAGATTACTTAGGCAATGCAGGATACAATGTATCTATCAGTAGTGGAAAAATAGTATTTCATTGACAATTGATTTGTCTAATACTAAATATCTTAAGGAGGATTAAAAATGACAGTAAAAGAATGTTTAGTAGAGTTTAAAAAGAATTATTGTGAGAAGAACCCGGAGTCTAATGGAGATCCAGATTTCAGATGTAACGGGTGTTTGTTCAGTACAGATGTCAGATGCTTAGTTAACACATTTATCAGTAGACAGGATCAGAAAGGTATTTCAGATCAAAGAAGAATAAGGAGGACAAATAAATGAATGGAAAAGTTGTATTAAGTTTTGTATTAGGAGCAGCAGGTGGAGCTGTAGGTATGTATTTCGGTATGAAACGGGCCTGTGAGATGTACATTGACAAGGAAATCGAGCAGTTTAAGGCCGATTATGAGGCAGCACACCAGCCAAAACCCGAAGAAAAGAGTGAAGATCTCAAGGAAATGGAGAAAAATCTGGAAAAAGATGCTGAAAAAGCACTGAAAAAGTATGCTTCAGCCACAGAAAAGAGTATTTCCAGTGTAGATACAGGTAAAAAAGAGGCCGATGCCAAGGTAGAAAGGGTGAACTATGCAAAAATCCGGACACCAGACATCGATAAAATCGATGAAATCGACGTTGAAAAGAACGTAGACTGTGCAATTGGACCAGTTGTGATTGATCCTAGCGACTATATGGAAGATGATGGTCTTAAGAGAGTTGTATGGAACTACTTACCTAAGGAGAACAAGGTATACTCAGAGGATGGTACTGAAGAAATTATGGACGGTATTGCGCTGCTTGGCGAGGAAAACTTAGACTCATTCGGTGAGTTCGAGGTAGATACACTGTACGTAAAGAATGCTCGTGAAGGCATTAAGATCGACTGTATCCAGTACGAGGACATGACTTATGATGAATTCTTAGAGGAGGTCACGTTATGATAGTATTCTATTATCCAGGCACATTACACAGTGCCAACAGGTATAAAGAAGCTAAAAAAGAGGCCGAAAAACGGTCTAGAAAGGAAAAAAATGACAAAAATCGACAAAAATAGGGTCAAAATGGACTATTTTGAGTGGCTTTTAAGCAAAATCGCCGTTGATCCAGCGAAAAATGAGCACATTCAGGGGTTCAAATGGCTGTTCTCAACAGACTTCGAATGGTCTCATAAACTTGACGCTAACCGAGCTGCAGACGGTTTCGATCTCCGTTCTACGTTCGCTTATGAGTGTGGTTATAGATATCCAGAAGTAAGACAAGTATTACTTGATAAGCAGTGTTCCTGGCTTGAAATGATGGTTGGGTTGGCCATGCGATGCGAAGATTCCATTATGGGAAATGACGAATTTGGCGACCGCACGCCGCATTGGTTTAATGTTATGATCGACTCACTTGGGCTTTATCTGGACTGCTCTGAGGACGATGAAGTTATCCTTAAAAAGTGTGCTTCACGTCAGTATAAGCAGGATGGAGAAGGCGGCTTATGGTGGGTCAAAGGAACTAAAAAGAACTTGAGACGTATGCAGATTTGGGATCAGATGTGCGAGTATCTCAATGCAAATTATAAGGAGGAAATTCATTTATGAAAGGACCAAAAGTTATTAACACCAAATTAACAGAGCATGAGCTCGAGAAGATTAAGGTAGAAAGATGCGTAGAAGGCATGTTTAGTCGTGACGAATGCCGTATTAGCGCATTAAACGCTGCTAGATATTTAGAGAAGAACGGACCAGCTGGTATATTCTCTGATTCAGCTATTGATGTGATCGATGCTATTGCATTTGCGTTTGCTTCAGGAGAATTAGACTGGGTTAAAAATATAGAGAGGGATGAAGAGAATGACAAAGGAAGAGTTTAAGGGATTCAGTTCGGCTGCCCAGCATGATATGATTTTGGAGGCCTTGGTACGCATTACAAAGAACCTGGAAACTATTGAAAAGGAATCGGGAAAGCCATTCGTAGGCACTGTCAAACAGCGTAGGAATGATATCAAGCTGCTTACTATTCTGGCGGAATCGTTCGGTAAGAATGAGCTGGTATGGAAGCATTCTGAGTCGACTAGGGACGAGGTCTTATCGCGCTTTGCCTTGTATACTGGCATTGGGCAGAAAGTATATATGGAAAAGTCTAAGCCCGCACCTTGGGACACGGCACCTATGATAGATGCAACCAATGATAATCGTAAAGGGTCTAGGAATACATTTAGTGAAATGACGAATGCCAAAGAAAAGATTGAGAGTTCTCAGCAGAGTTCCGGGAATTTTATGAGCTGTAAATCTAGTACTGATACTACGTCGTATCCTGACGAGTTGGTTAAAAGAAGTTAATAGGCGAAAATAATAAAGAAAGTTGAGGTAGTAATTATGGGAAATACGAAGAAATTCGTTCCTAATATGGATAAATCTGAGATGTTTATATGCCAGTACAATCCTTCTGATGGCGCTAGTCCTAGCTATTTTACCGTTGCCAAGGAGAAAATTGAAAACGGCAAAAGCGCTGGATTACGAGCTGTGGCATGTTGGAAAGGAAATCAGGCTGATAAAATGCACGATATTATTGTAAATAACAAGATGATTTAGATAAAAATAATAAAGAAAGTTGAGGTAGTAATTGTGGGAAATACAGGAAAAAATGAGGATTATGTTAGCAAGCTTGTGCCAAATTCCGAGTGTGGAAAACTGCTTATTTTGCAGTATAATCCGTCTGATGGGAAGCATGAAAGCTGGTTATCGGTCGCTGGAGAAAGTGAAAAAAATGGCCAGAAAGGGAAATTACAACTGATTTCGGTAGTAAAAGGGGACGATGCAGACTATATTTACAGCGTTTTGACAGGAAAAAGCGCAAAATAAAAATGGCCAGCAAGTTGCAAAAATTGATGAAAAAGTGGCTTTTTAGTGCTATTTTACACTATTATTGGCCAAAAGCCCATTTTTTTATATAGTTTAAAAACTTTTTAGGAAAGTATGAAAATATATAAAAGTTTTTGAGAGCACATTTTTGTGTCCAAACGGTCAGGAAAGGAAAAAGTATGAATTTTGTAACAATTAAGAGTTCATATGTCAAGTCTAGGGATGCCACGGTCATTCACCCAACGTTTGCTGTTTCTAAGAAAGTTGATAACCTGTTATGTAAAGGTAAGGCGTTCTATGCTCTCTGGGATGAGAAGAATAACAGATGGTCTACTGATGAATACGATGTTGTTGATTATGTAGATCGTTTGATCGATGAAGCATATGAAACAGTTAGCAAGACTACAACCAGCAAAATCGAAAAAGACTACTTAAGGGACTTCGACAATGGACGCTGGGAAAAGTACAAGAAGTATTGCCAGCTTAGTCCGTCGTCTTCAATACAGTTAGATTCTGATATTACATTCATAAACCAGAAGACAACCAAAGAGGACTATCGTTCCAAGACCTTACCATACGACATCAAAGCAGGCAAGACACCGGGCTATGACAAAATCATCTCAACTCTGTATGATGCAGAAGAACGACAAAAGATCGAGTGGGCCATTGGATCAGTTATATCTGGTGACTCTAAAAAGATTCAGAAGTTCTTAGTCTTCTATGGTGAAGCTGGAACAGGTAAGTCGACAATCCTTAACATCATCCAAAAGCTGTTCGAAGGATATTGCGGAACATTCAATGCTAAAGACTTAGCTACCCCGTCAAAATCATTCGCGACTGCCGCATTCAAAGATAACCCTCTGGTAATGATTCAACATGACGGTGACTTAAGTAGAATTGAAGATAACACCCTTCTCAACTCTATAATCGCACACGAGGAAATCGGCATTTCTGAAAAGTATAAAGCTGAGTATCCAATGCGAGTTAACAGTATGCTATTCATGGGTACAAACCAACCAGTCAAAATCACTGATGCAAAGTCAGGTATTATAAGACGACTGATTGATGTTAAGCCAACTGGCGAATTACTCGAGCCAGATACTTACCAGGAATGCATGAGTCGGATTCCATATGAGCTTGGAGCTATAGCTAATCATTGTCTCAAAGTATACCAGAAATACGGAAAGCATTACTACGATGGATATAAGCCATTGGATATGATGTTCAAAACGGACGTCTTCTTCAATTTCGTAGAAAGCTGTTATCCGTTCTTTGAGAAGGATGATGGAACAACATTAAAAGCAGCATATAGTCTGTATAAAGAGTATTGCGACAACACTGGGCTCCCAAACAAAATGCCAATGTACAAATTCAGGGAAGACTTGAAAGATTACTTCGATGAGTTTCTCGACAGAATTACTTTGGAAGATGGAACAAGAGCTAGAAGCTATTACAAAGGCTTCAAGAAAGATAAGTTCGTAGACAAAGAGCTTAAGCCAGACGAAGCCAAAGAATCATGGCTCAAAATGGATAGCACTAAATCTATCTTAGATGAAGTGTGTAAAGATTGCCCAGCACAATATGCACACGGCGATGCGCCATCAAAAGCGTGGGATCGAGTTGGTACAACATTGAAGGATCTGGATACTACTAAACTTCACTATGTTAGAGTTCCAGAGAATTTAATAGTCATTGACTTTGATCTGAAAGATGCTGAAGGGAATAAGTCTAAGGAAATGAACTTAGACGCGGCATCTCAATGGCCGTCAACATATGCTGAGTTCTCAAAGAGTGGCGCAGGTGTGCATCTGCATTACTATTATACTGGTGACCCTAAACAACTTGACAATGTATATAGCGACAATATAGAGATCAAGGTTTATAGTGGTAAAGGAGCATTGCGAAGAGTTGTAACAGCATGTAACTCAACTCCAATTGCTACTATATCTTCAGGGTTACCGTTAAAGAAAAGGAGTGAAAATATGGTAGACTTTAAAGTAGTTGCCAGCGAAAAGATGATTCGAGCATTGATCAAAAAGAATCTTCGGAAAGAGAGTCATCCTGGTACAAAACCAAGTGTAGACTTTATTAAAAAGATTCTTGACGATGCATATGAGTCAGGCGAGCACTACGACGTAACAGACATGCGCAATGATATTGTAGCATTCGCAGCATCAAGTACAAACCATGCAGACTATTGTCTAGAGCAGGTTGGAAAGATTCATTACTGTTCTGATGATGTTGCAGGAGTTGACAATCCAAAAGATGACAGGATTGTATTCTATGATATTGAGGTGTTTCCAAACCTGTTATTGGTTAACTGGAAATACAGAGGAGAACCTGGACCTTGTAAGAGGATGATCAATCCATCACCGACAGAAGTTGAAGAGTTCCTCAAAATGAAACTTGTTGGATTCAACTGTCGAAGATATGATAACCACATTCTGTATGCTCGAATGATGGGATATTCATTGGAAGCTTTATTCCAGCTCTCACAAGACATTATTAACAAGAGTCCAAATGCTTTCTTCGGATCGGCATACAACTTAAGCTATACAGATGTTTATGACTTCTGTGCTAAGAAGCAGAGTCTGAAGAAGTGGGAAATAGAGTTAGGTATTCACCATCAGGAATGGGCATTGCCTTGGGATCAGCCAGTACCAGAAGAACTGTGGCCTAAGGTTGCTGAGTATTGCGACAATGATGTCATTGCAACAGAAGCTACATTTGAAGCTAACATTGAAGACTTTGAAGCAAGATGTGTCTTAGCTGAAATTGCTGGCGGATGTCCAAACGATACAAACAACATGTTGTCTGGTAAACTGATCTTTGGAAAAGACAAGAATCCACAGCGAGAGTTTGTATATACTGATCTGTCTACAGGAATCTCTGTTGATATGGATGGTAATGAAACCTACAATGAATTCAATAAATTTGAAGGCTATGTCTTCGATCACGGAGTATCAACATATCGTGATATCAAACTTAATGAGGGTGGATTAGTAATTGCTGATCCTGGAATGTATCGCAATGTCAAAACATTTGATGTAGCATCTATGCATCCACATTCTGTAATCGCGCTTAATCTGTTTGGTAAGAAGTATACCGCGAGATTTAAAGATCTTGTTGATGCTCGCATTGCTATTAAGCATCGTGACGTTGAAGCATTAAAGACTCTGTTCGGCGGAGCATTTGCTCGGTTTGCTAATCTTGCTAAGGAAGAACTCGACAAACTTGCTAAGGCTCTGAAGATTGTAATTAACTCTGTATATGGACTGACATCAGCTCACTTCAGTAATCTGTTCAAGGATGAAAGAAACATTGACAACATCGTTGCTAAACGTGGAGCACTCTTCATGGCAACACTTAAAGGCGAAGTTGAGAAACTTGGAGCACACGTCGTTCACATCAAGACTGATTCAATCAAAATCGATAATCCGACACCGGAAGTTGAGCAGTTCATCTATGACTTCGGAAAGAAGTATGGATATACATTCGAGATCGAAGCTGAGTATGAGAAAATCTGCTTAGTAAACAATGCAGTCTACATTGCATATGAGAAAGGTGAAGGATGGACAGCAACTGGAACTCAGTTCGCAGTACCATATGTATTCAAGAAACTCTTCACTCATGAAAAGATCGAATTCAAGGACTTATGTCAGACAATCGCCGTCAGCAATGGCGGAGAGCTTGACCTCGACTTTAACGAGAATCTGGCAGAAGACGAACACGACTATAAGTTCGTTGGTAAAGTTGGTCAGTTCTGCCCAATCAAAGAAGGCTGCGGTGGAGCTCAGTTATTCAGAGTAAAAGACGATAAGTACTTTGCACCATCTGGAACAAAGGGATACCGTTGGCTCGAATCTGAAGATGTAATAACAAACAATATTCAGGATAAGATTGACATGTCTTATTATGAAGAACTTGCTAATAAAGCAATAGAAACTATATCAGAGTTTGGTGACTTTGAGAAATTTGCAATTGATGAACATACCGATATGGCAGCATAGAAAGGAAGGTCTATTATGGCAAACGTAAACAATATTAACATTGAAGGCGCAATGATTATTTGGAAGAACTTTTCAGGAGAAAGAGATAAATTCAATCCTGGTAAAAGAGGATTCAGTGTTGTAATTGATGATACAGTAATGGCTGATGAACTGAGACAGGAAGGATGGAATGTAAAAGATCGTCCTCTTCAAGAAGGAGCAGATGACTCTGAACAGGAATGGACTCTTCCTGTAAAACTCAATATGAACCGTTATACACAGGTATGGCTTATTGTCGGTAATCACAAGACGCTCCTGGATGAAGACACAGTATCCCAGCTTGATGTTGTTGACATTGTAAACTGTGATATTTCAATTCGTCCTTACGAATGGGAGATGAATGGCCGTACTGGAATCACCGCATATGTTGACTCGATGTATGTAACAATTCGTGAAAACAAGTTCGCCGAGAAATACGCTGACTTAGATTAATATGGAATTAAAGTTGAAGCCTCACCAAAAGAGTGCGATAAGGAAAATGCATAATGGCTGTATACTTTGTGGCGGTACAGGGTCTGGTAAATCTATTACCGGACTCGCGTACTACTTCATCCGAAATGGTGGAGAGCTGGAGCCAATGACAAAGATGAAAAATCCAAAAGATCTCTATATCATAACAACTGCTAAGAAAAGAGATAGCGGCGAATGGCTTGGAGACATGAGTTGGTTTTATTTAACGCCAGACGATGATTCTAAGATCTATGATCATAAAATAGTCATAGACTCATGGAACAATATTAAGAAATATGCTGACGTTAAAAACAGCTTCTTTATTTTTGACGAACAGCGAGTAGTTGGTTATGGCGCTTGGACTAAGTCATTCCTAAAGATTGCAAAGTCCAATGAATGGATATTACTATCTGCAACACCAGGAGACAATTACATGGATTACATGCCAGTCTTTATTGCTAATGGATTTTACAAGAATAAAAGTGAGTTCACTGCTGAACACTGTGTATATTCACGATTCAGCAAGTTTCCACAAATTGAAAAATTCATTGGTACTGAAAGACTGAACAGATTAAGACGAAGAGTGTTAGTTGATATGCCGTATCAAAATCCAGCTATTCAACATCACGAAGATGTTTGGTGCTCGTTTGATAGAGAAGCTTATAAATCTCTTATGAGAGATAGGTGGGATTATGAGAAGAATGAACCGATAGAAAATGTTAGTGAGTTGTGTTATAAGTTAAGAAAGATTTGCTATGCTGATGAAAGTAGAGCTGAAGCATTGCGAAACATTTTCGAAGAACATAACAAACTTATCGTATTCTATAATTTCGATTATGAATTGGAAATAATAAAAAACATAGACTTCGGCAAAGATGTAGCAATCGCTGAACTGAATGGACACAGACATGATCTAGAACCATTCGATAATTCAAAATGGATTTACCTTGTTCAATACAATGCTGGGTCGGAAGCATGGAATTGTATAAAGACCGATACGATGGTCTTCTATTCTCAGAACTACTCATACAAAATGATGAAGCAGGCTAGCGGAAGAATCGACAGGCTTACAACTCCGTACAAAGAACTTAAGTACTTTCATTTGAAATGCAGAAGTCCAATTGAACTTCGTATCACTAGAGCTCTAGCTCAGAAAAAGAATTTCAATGAGTCTGCTTTCATAAAATAGCCTCGCGAAAAAAACATAGCTTATTATAGGGGAGAGAGACGAATCTGCCTCTTTTCCTTTTGCTCATCTTTTCGTGGGGCTCTTTTTATTGATTAAAGTTCTGCAACTGTATAAAATAAATTCTGCCATTACGTTTACCTCCGGCCCTACGAAAGGAGAACAATGAATAAAGAAAACAAAATTCAGTCCGATATAATTTCGGAATTAAAAGAGTTATTTCCAGATTCTATTATTTTAAAGAATGACCCTAATTATAAACAGGGCATTCCTGATTTGGTTTTGTTAGCAAAAGAAGGATGGGCATTACTTGAAGTAAAAAGAGATGCCGACGCTAGTCACAGACCTAATCAGGATTACTATGTAAACAAGGCAAATGAAATGGACCAATACGGAAGTTTCATTTACCCTCAAAACAAAAAGGAGATATATAATGGAATTCAGGAAGCATTCGCAAGTAAAAGAAGGAGATCACGCATATCTCGGAGCTAGCAAGTATCATTGGATAAACTATGATGCTGAGAAACTTGAAAACACATACCGAAGATTTCTGAAAGCTCAGCAAGGAACTGAGTTGCATGAGTTTGCAGCAAAATGTATTAGGCTTCGGCAAAGATTGCCAAGATCACCATTAACACTCAACATGCATGTTAATGATGCGATTGGGTACAGAATGACACCAGAGCAGGTGTTGTATTATTCTGATAATTGCTTTGGGACAGCCGATGCAATTAAGTTTGCCAAAGATTATCTTAGAATTCATGACTTAAAGACAGGTGATATTCCTGCTCATATGCAGCAGTTGGAAATCTATACTGCGTTATTCTGCTTAGAGTATGGAATTAAACCAGGTGACATTGGAATCGAATTGAGGATCTATCAAAATAACGAGATTCTTAAAGAGACTCCTACACCTGAAATTATACTACCAATTATGGATAAGATTAAATCTTTTGACAAGATCATTGTATCAGTCAAGAAAGAGGAGGGCATTGAATGAGCTACTTAGCACACTATGGTACTCCTCGACATTCGGGGAGATACCCATGGGGTTCTGGCGACAACCCGTATCAGCATAATGCAGAGTTCTTGAAAACTGTTCAGGAAATGAAAGCTCGTGGAAAGAGTGAAAAAGAGATTGCTGCATTCATGGGCATGAAGACAACTGAGTTTAGAAATAAGCAGTCAATTTATGTCAATGCTGAGAAAGTTGATCGAATCAACAGAGCTATGAAATTGAAAGAGCATGGTTACTCTAATGTCAAAATAGCTGAACTTATGTTCAATTCAACATCAAAAGAGTCAACAGTTCGATCATTATTGAACCAAGGTGAAAAGCTTAAGAAAGACACATGCATCAATGCAGCTGAAACTTTAGCTAAGAAAGTTGGAACCAAGAACTTCATCGATGTTGGTACTGGAGTCGAAAGAGAGATGGGAATCACCAAAACAAGATTGGATGTATCTCTTCAGATCTTAAAAGAAGCTGGTTATGAAGTACATTCAGTCAGAGTCCCACAGATAAATCAAAAGGGGCAGTATACGACCACGAAAGTTCTTTGCCCTCCAGGAACTGAATGGAAAGACGTTCAGCAACATACCGATAAGATTCAGCCAGTCAATGAGTATTCTCATGATGGTGGAACAACATTCTGGGCACCTGAATACCCAGCAAGTATCTCATCCAGCCGAGTAGCTGTAAGATATGGCGACAAAGGTGGATTAGAGAAAGATGGCGTTATTGAACTTCGAAGAGGAGTTGCAGATCTTGATCTTGGAGACTCGCATTACGCACAGGTAAGAATCGCTGTCGATGGCACACATTATCTGAAAGGTATGGCAATCTATTCAGATGACATGCCAAAGGGCGTTGATGTTATATTCAATACCAATAAGACAAGCGATGTACCAAAGATGGACGTCTTCAAGAAAATGAAAGATGACCCAGACAATCCGTTTGGAGCAACAATTAAAGCAAACGGTCAGTATCATTACAAAGATAAAGATGGAAACGAAAAGCTCGGAGCTATCAACAAATTGAAAGAAGAAGGCGATTGGGACCACTATTCTAAGAACCTTGCTTCTCAGTTCTTATCAAAGCAGCAGCTCCCGCTTATCAAAAAACAGCTTAAACAATCGATTGACAATCGTCAGGACGAACTTGATAAAATACTCAAAATGACGAACCCGGTTGTTAAACGGAAGTTGTTAGCAGACTTTGCCGAGGGTTGCGACAGCCAGGCAGTGGATCTTAAAGCAGCAGCACTTCCAAGGCAAAGCTCTAAAGTAATATTACCTGTTTCTTCTCTGAAAGATAACGAGATATATGCACCATCATATAAGAATGGAGAAACAGTATGTCTTGTTCGTTATCCGCATGGTGGTACATTCGAGATTCCAGAGCTCAAAGTAAACAACAAGAATCCACAAGGAAAGTCGATGCTTGGTAATGCGATCGATGCAGTTGGTATTAACTCTAAGGTTGCAGAAAGATTATCAGGAGCTGACTTTGATGGAGATACAGCAGTTATTATTCCATCGAACTCGCCAAGATCAAAAGTTAAGATAACTACTTCTGACATTAGTGCGTACATTGGATTAAAAGATTTCGATCCTAAGATTGCGTACCGTGGAATTGAAGGAGTTACAGCAAAACTTCCAGAGAAGCGTAAAGGATTGGAAATGGGTAAGATCTCCAACCTTATTACCGATATGACACTGAAAGGGGCAAAGCCAGAGGAAATTGCAAGAGCAGTACGTCACTCAATGGTTGTAATTGATGCTCCTAAACATGGTTTGGACTATAAGAGGTCCTTCGAAGAGAACCGTATAGCCGACCTGAAGAGAAAGTACCAGGGTGCTAGCGATGCTGGTGCATCCACACTTCTATCCCGGTCTAAGTCAGTAGCCTATGTTCCTGAAGCAAAACAGATTCGTTTGAAGGACATCGATCCTAAGACTGGTGAAGTACATCCGGAGCTTACGGGGCGTACCTATACGGACTGGAAAAGAAATAAGGACGGGACATGGGAATCAAGAGGAGAAAAACTGGCTACCACAAAAACAACAAAGATGGCAGCTACTACGGATGCACGTACCCTGTTGTCTAAAGATCCAAATCCAAAAGAGGTTGCATATGCGGACTATGCCAATGCCCTTAAGCATATGGCTAACTTAGCAAGAAAGAATCAGGTTGCAACTAAGAATATTGAGATGAATGCTCAAGCTAAAACAGTATATTCAGCAGAAGTTGCAAGTCTTAATGCTAAGTTAAACAGGGCATTACAGAACGCACCAAAGGAGCGACAGGCCCAAATCATAGCTAATAAGACATTAAAGAAGAAGCAAGCAGCTAATCCTGATTGGACAGCAGATGAAATCAAACGAGCTGGACAGCAAGCTTTAACAGCAGCTAGAGCAAAGGTTGGTGCATCTAAGTCTAATGTGCAAGTAGACATATCAGACAAAGAGTGGGAAGCAATTCAAGCTGGTGCAATCAGTACATCAAAGCTTGAACAAATACTTAACAATGCTGATTCAGACAAAGTTAAGCAACTTGCATCTCCAAGAAAAGCTGTAACAGTTAGTTCTTCACAAGCTGCAAGAATCAAGTCTATGCTTAACTTCGGTTACACACAAGCTGAAATTGCTGAAGCGACTGGGCTTTCTGTGTCAACTGTTAACAAATATTTATAGAAAGGAGGATAAGGGAATGAACGATGCAAAAGATGGACCTCTTAAGTTAGCAACACAGAGTTCTGCAGATCATAACGATACACTACATATCTGGATCACAACAGTTGATAACCCTTTTGATCCTTTTGTTGACTTTAACAATTGGCATCGATATGACGAATCAAAGGGCTATTGCACTTCAGGGTATTTGGCTAGATACTTTGACACTGATGCATCAGATATGAGTGACGATGAATACGAAGCACGGTTGGCTGCTGCTATCGAAATTATTCTTAAGAACGATTTCATGGGTCAATATTTTAAAGTAACTCACGAAAATGGAGTAACCAAACCAAGAATTCACAGTAACAAGTAAATAAAAGCTGAGATTCGAATGATTCAAATGATTTGAATGTTTTAGAGTTATTAAAAATAAAAACTCTGTAATGCCATTTGAGTTATTCAATTAGCACCTGGGAGGGGGTCGTTAAAATAGCACCCCCTCTGTCAT